AAGACTGCGTGACGCAGCATATCTTCCTTCTGGTCATAGGGGATACTGCAAGTGCGGATAGCAAGGTTCTGATACTCTTTACCGTTCATGGTTGTTTTCCTCCTTCATGTAGTTACGCATCTGGTAAGCTGCTATCACTCCCGCCACAAAGCCCAGGAGTAGGACAGCAGTGTAGAAAATGAGAAGAACCACTACAGCAATCATCAGCTTCATGGTAGTGTCCTCCTTATACTTTGAAAATCCGCGATGCCATCATGTCTGCGGTATGGGTGAACAGGACGTTGGAACAGCTTTCAATCGCGGCTCCCAGATTGTCCCATACTTCTTTACCCTCATAGGCTCCCATGTGCCAGCGGATGCACAGCATTTCTTCCCCGGTCAGGTCAAGGCACTTCTGCGCGATGATAACGGACTTCTCGCCGTGACCATTCAGGATAAGGTTCTTGCGATACTCAAATGTACCATCAGGCTTACGCTGGTACTGGTCGCACTTGCACAGGTCATGGAGCATACCTACGATATAGGGACTGGACTTGCGCTCCCATTTCAGTCCCAGCTTGCGGGTCAGCATCAACAGGGACTCCGTAACCAGTAGACTATGGTCGAACAGACCACCGGGGTAGTTACCGTGATACTTCGTGGACGCAGGAGCGTCAAAGAAGCCCAGGGATAACAGGTTGTCGCGCAGGATTGCCACCTGGTCATAGGGCATTGCTTCACCCATCAGGGACGTAAACCGAGCAATGCGGTCTTTCTTCTTCATACTGCTACTCATAGCATTTCTCCTTTTCTTTGTGAACTTAATTCTAAGCAAGAAGCATTGGAGAGTTTGGATGTAGACCCGCCCTCTCCAAATGCGTTCCAGCGGGGTTAGCCCAGGATACTGTTCAGGTCAAAGGACTTCTTACCAGTCTGGGCAGGTGCAGCGGTCTTAGCCGCAGAAGCGGGCTTCTTCTCCGCAACCGGGGTGTCAAAACCATCAGCGGGTTCCTTATCACCCAGACGGACAAAGTTGAGCATCTTGCCGGGGGTACGGTTGGACTCCACTTCCTCATGGTCAACCTCGCAGCGGATGAAGTGACCAACCAAATCTTCATGGTCGATTTCAGACAGGGTGTAGTCATTGAGCGCGGTCTTAGCGAAATAGGAGAACGCGTTCAGACCACCCTGGTTAGGTTCGCCGTCCTTGTTCAGCAGAGAGAAGCGTTCAGTGTGCTTCTGACCAGAAGCAAGCTGCATGGTAACTTCCATCTTACCAAAGTCCTCCTTGTAGTTGACAGCGGTAATCTGGAAAACGTGAACACCCTTCGGAATGAGGGTAAAGCCATCAGTCAGACCAATCTTAGCCATTGTTATTTCCTCCTTGAGAACGTCTTTTGACGTTTTGATTGTTGTTATGGTACTTGCTTTTGTAGGTACAAGACACGTTGGCGTAGACCATGATACCGATATACAGTGCCATTTCTACGAACAGCGTAGTCAGAATACCGAAAACGAATGGGTTGATGTACATGCTTACTCCTTTGCTTTCATTGTCAAACGATAGGTAACAGTTTCAGCAGTTTTGTACTTGTCCAGTACGCCGTCCTTCTTCATTGCAGCTTCATCAATCTTCTTGGTGACACTGCGGGAAGTAACCCAGCTATACTTGGAACCTTCCATGATGACCTGCTTATCGCCATCGCGGAACTTCTGAGTACAGGCTTCCTTGATAAGGTCTTTCAGGGTTTTCAGCCGCTTTTCATCTGCGGCGGTTTCCGCTGCTACCTTGTCCAGCTTCTCCTGCAACTGCTCCGCTTCGGCAAGCATCGCATCAAGGTCACTGTCCGGGGACAGATTGTTGGCGCGGAGTACCTTGAGGATTTCCGCATCCTTCTTCTCGTCATACTTCGGAGAAACGCCACCCTCAACGTGGGTTTTCCACCACTTCTCTACCTTCTTGATAGTCTTGGTCATGTTAGGGTAACGCTCAGACACCTTGAAAGAACGCTCAAAGGTATTTTCCGGGGTGACAATGAACGCTTCGGGGTTCTGGTAGTCCTTGTCCTCAAGGACTGTGCAAACCATAATCACATCATCCACACCCAGAAGGTAGGCGTACAGTGCCGCCTGCAATGCGTAGTATTCAGGAATGTCCTCAAGCCAGTCCTCACTGCGCTTCGTGGTTTTCATTTCAAGGACGGTAGTGGGCTTGCCGTTCTTATCAGTGAACAGGTAGTCCCACATGCCACCGAAAATCGGGTTGTCCTTGAAGAAGTCACCCCAGGTTTTCTTGAAGTAGTCCGCTCCGTACACATCGGTAGGAGAGGTCAGGTTCTTCCAGAAATACTTGGACTGCATGTACTCTGCCTGCTTCGGTTCGATAGCCTTACCAGCCAGGGTATAGATGGTGTCCTCAAAGGGTTCCTCATAGGTACGGGTGATAGCACACCAGGCATTGAACGGGGTAGTCCACGCGTTCAGCCCCATAATGGCAGCGAAACGCGTACCCGTACACTTTTTAGGTTTCGCCGGGGGTGTGATGGAAATGGTTTTGTCATCATTCCACTTCATAGAATTGTCCTCCTTGTCTTAGTAAACGAACTTGCGCCAGTTCAGAGAAAAGAAACTCTGACCATCTGCGCCCTTGCGGTTGATATGCTGGTAACCAGCACGTTTCATGTTGGCACGTGCCACACTACGCTTGAGTTTCCGCATCTTTGGTTCCCTCCAATTCCACAGCCTTGTCCAGATACCAACGTGCTTTCTTAATATCCTCAAGACCGTTCTTTCTCTTGTGACGGTAGAGATACTTGAGCGCATTGCAAACACAGAAGTTGATAGTGGCTTCTACACCCTGCGTTTCTACCATCACGTCAATGCACTCAAACTTCCCAGTTTCATAGTGGGAAGGATGGTTGACCATATCAGCCATCGTTACTCACCATACTGGGAAATGACTTCCTTGAGGTTCTTGCACAGTTCAGTGCAGACGGACGCGGTGATTTCCGTAAAGCCATTGGTTTTCATCGCAATCTGCTGAACAAATTCCTCCTGTTCCTCGTCCTTGTCCATCAGGTCACGGCACAGGGACTTGAGTTCAGCAACCTGTTCCTCAGTGGCAGCACCGTCAGTGCCAGTCAGTTCCTTCTTAGCTTCCTTACGCTCCGCAGCAGTAGCCGGGGCTTTCTGCTTCTTTTCCTTCTTCTTGGTAGCAGGGGCAGCGGCGGCAACTTCCTCCGCAAACTCATTGGCTTCCTCCGTGGTATCATCGGAACCCAGGGTAGCATCCACGTCATCAGGCTCCGTAATATCCAGCACTGCCATCCACAGGTAGCGGCGCAGGTAGGTGATGGAAGAACCCAAAGCCTGCATGGGGTTGGTTACTTCCTTGCCCTGATTGCTGATAATGGGCTTGACCTCGCGGTAGGGAACCACAAAGACCAGAGGGGCTTCTTCCAGATTGTCCACGTTGTAGACGTTCATCATCGCCATCTCATTAGTGAACTGGATACTGGTAGTCAGACCCACACGGGCAAAAATACGGAGTGCCGGGGGTACAATGTCCTCCAATTCAAAATATTTGAACTCAAGGTGCATGTTCTTACCAGACTTCTGCACCTTCTGGTTCAGGAAATACAGACGCGCCTTTGCCAACTTCTGACGCACATTCATACCTTCATAAATATTAGCCATTGCCTTATCCTCCTTACTCTACAGTGAACCAGTCATCCGACAGCATGTCGGTCTGGGATGCCAGCCAACCCACACAAAAGCGGTCATCGGCGGTTTTCATCACGATTGCGGGAAGGGTCAGGTCACCTTCCAGATTGCTGACACAGGACAGGTCTGCATCAGTGTGGAACTCAATGTTATCAGCAAGGAATAGGAACATGTTCTTGCCGTTCCAGCCCTTACGGGCTACCTTCTTACCTGCCTTGAGGTAATTCATTGCATCTCCAAAGGAGTAGGTGTCACTGGGAACAGCCTGTTCATCCTCAACGATTTCCCAGTTACTACTGGTCAGCATTGCAGCAGCGGTGAGAGGGAACATAGCAACCACGGGGATTGCGCCACCTTCTTCAAAGTGGTTCATAAGATGTTTGGTTTCGGGGTCATACTGCCAATAGGCGTTCTTCCAGTTGGACAGCTTGACCTTCTTGCCATCCTTCAACGCCTTTTCAACCTGATAAAATTCCATGATTATCCTCCTTAATCGAATAATGCCAGGGACTTCTTCTTGAGAGAGTTGATTTTCCTGGTATTCTTTCTGGGTGGTTTCACACCCATAAAGTCATTGATGTACTTCTGCGCCTGTTTCAGATACCATCTGCGGTCAACCACATCAATAGGCAGCTTGTTATTGTTGTCCACGATGCAGTGTTTAGGTAGACTTGGCACTTTAGAGTCCGCGCCTGTGACCGCATGGGTCTTATACAGAGTTCCGCAGTTCAGGTCATCCGTAGCATACACACGGTTTACCTTCTGAACAGGGATTTTTTCATTCCCTACCAACTGGAAGCATGTGCTGTACTTACCGCCCACTTTGGAAATGATTTGGAAGTCCAGTATGTTGTCACTGGCAGCAATCGTGTCCTCCGGGGGTGTGCCGTCTACAAAGAACTGCTGGATAGCCCTTGCGATGACCACCGCATTGTTGTTGATGTTGAACGCGCCGCCACTCATGTTGTCCCAGGCAGGCAGACCCATTTCCGTAAAGTCCATGTTGGCATTGGTCAGAATACCTCTTACAAGCTGACCGCCCTTGACTTTCGGCTTGCCGCCACCTACAGGAATTTCCACGTAGTTGTTCACGTCCTTCTGGACTATCTTCTGGATGAAATCTTCTTCCAGTTCAAAGCCCGTTCTGTCCTGCCACTCCTGCGTAATCTCCTGCCACTTAGCTTCATCAGAGTTATCAAAGCTGACCATGATACCATCCGTGTTGACCTGGATGATTTTCAAGGTAGGACACTCCTGAACCAGGTGAACAGAAAGTTCCAGCAGAAGCAACTGTCCAGTGATGCACACTGACCGTCCCATCAGCGGGTCATACAGGTCATTGTAGGCAACGCCGTTCTTGCCGTTCAGCATCGTACCGTAGGTGGTATTCAGTACCAGCTTGAGCGCGTT